TAAAAGGCTGGAGAAGTCTTAAAGAAGTAAGTAGCACCTGCTACATTGTCGTCTGATGTTATTGTAAACTGACTTCCGTCTTGTGTGATCGGTAAGTTACCAGCTTCTTTGGTGTTGACTGCGTTAGGGCTACCAATGCTACCAGCGAAAAGAGCATCACCAGAGCCGTTATCTTCATGCGAGTTGTTCTTTGGAGGTAAAGAGAAACTCATGGTGCTAACCTCATTAAGTGATCTTCCGAAGGATTCTTTAGGGTAGACCCAGTTAAGTCAGCGTCGTTGTTGAACACAACACCACAAGAGTCAAATATAGCTGGACCTGACACAGATGAACCTACAGTGAAGGAACCAACATTAATGAAGGTAGCCTTGTTGAAGGTGACTACAGAGGCGTTACTGAGGTTGAAGTCCCAGTCTGGCGTAGAGTTACCGCAGTTGTATAGACCACTGAATGTTGCTGTGTCTGCTACGTTGTCACGTAGGTTAAGGTAACCTCGGAACGCTTTAGAAGTTACTCGAACCCTTGGGTCAGCGTCAGAGACTGTAGTAGCGTTAGGCCAAAAGACTGTAACACCAGCATCGTTAAAGTTAGTCTGGTCGTTGTCATTACCGATCTCAAAAGGTGAAGCATAGGAGAACACGTCGCCCTCCCGCTTAATCCACTCGTCTGTTATCTTAGTTTCAAACGTAGTACCCATAGCAACAACCATGTCAGCCCACGATGATGTACCAGTGAACCGCGGTATGTTGATTGAGTTCTTAGTTGTGTCAAAGACAAAGATACGTTGCATGAACATGTTAGACGAACCGGTACCAACGATACTCTGGTTTGTTACACCTATCCCAAACGACTGAATGTCTGTGTTGTCGAAGGTTCCTACTGTAGCATCCTGAGTATTGTCATCCATGTCGATAACAATCATCTTAGGGTTCTCACGAGCAGAAGCACCAACCTTGTCACTACCAGCTATGTTCCAAGTCTTGTAGTCGGAAGGACCGCTATCAGAACCACAGCCTAATCTAAAGACAAGACCTTTGTTAGCTGCTGTGTCAGTTTGTACTCGGTTAGGGGCGTTGAACTGGTACGTCCATACAACTAACTTAGTATCTGTTGACACATCATAAGTTGAAGGGAATGACCAGTAGTTACCGCGGAGCTGACCATCGTTTGATGATGTTAAGTTAACAGCCTCGTCAGTCAGTGGTAGATTACCAGCAGCCTTAGCAAAACCCCTCTGGCTAAACTGTCCTTCACCAGTACCAGCAAAGGCTCCGTGTTTATTAGAGGCAGAGTTATAGGAAGTCTTCATACGGTCAACAGCAGTTGGAATTACGAATGTCATACTGTATCCTTGGCTTATACGTTCATAGACCGGTCAAGTATCAAACCAGAAAGAACGGAGGTACCAGCGTTAAAGTTTATGTAGAAAGAATCTCTTAGGGAGGATGCAGCGTTTGGAACTAACCTGTAAAAGGTACTGGTTGTGTACTCGTACGAGAAGACAGAGCCTTCAGACGTTGCGCCGACTAGGGTAGGTGTTGTTTTCCAGTTAGCCACATAGTCTATCCAGTTAAAGAAAGAGCTAGTTGGGATGGGACCAGCATCAATCTCAACACCATCACCTCTAGTAAGAATAAGGTTAGTGCCTTCATATCGAGCTGAACTGATAACGAGTGCTGCAGTGTTAACTCCGCCACCACCTCCACCGGAGTAGCCAGTTACCCGACCACCCTTAGCTGCATTGATACCAGCTTTACCGCGGACGTTACCTACGTCTAGGGTTATACCAGATGTTAACTGTATTGTCAAGTGAAAATCTTCGTCTATCCAGACTTTAGATATCCCGACACCATCTTCACCATCATCGCCGTCTTCTCCATCTTTACCAGGAAGTCCTGGAAGTCCAGGGTCTCCTCTTTTACCGGGAGAACCATCTTGAGCCGGCGCAGGGTCTTTTCCCGGTTGACCAGGAAGGCCGGGCTTACCAGGATCACCAGGTTTACCAGGATCACCTTTTAGACCCTTTCCAGGTTGACCAGGATCACCCTTAGCGCCTGGAAGTCCCGGGTTACCAGGATTACCTCTAGGGCCTGGGAGTCCAGGCTGACCAGGAACGCCGGGTTTACCGGTATCACCCTTTGGTCCAACAATGTTTCCTAAGTTAAGGTTAAGACCAGACTGCCACTTGCAGTGTAGATAACCATCTTTGACGGAGAAGGTAGGAGTCTCTAAGATAGGGGAACGTTTGTGGAACTCTTTGAGTTGTGCTTCCACGGTACGATGCAAGTTGGAGACATCCACTGAGTTAGCGGAAGCCTCCTTCTTAGCAATAGCAATGATGGTAGCTAGGAGTTTAGCATCCATTGTTTACTGTCCTCCACCACTGCCTAAGTAGGATGAGAGAGAAGCTTCTAGATCACCACCACCGGTGTTACCTGAGAAGCCTTGCTCTCCAGGAGCTTGAGCACCACCAGCACCGATGTTACCAGCTGCTTCACCTTCTTGTCCAGTAGGCAAGGATCCAGGAGCGCCACCAGGGGCCTCAGCTGGAGGGTTAGCCTCTTGGAACTTCTTAAGGATCTCAGCTTGGATAGCAGCCTCGCCCATTGAGTTAGCGACCTTGTTCGGGTCGAGGTCCATTGACTCAGCAATCTCACGAACCAAGTAGTCCATCTTAGCGAATGGAGCAAGTGCTGGGTTTTGTACAACTTGAAGGAACTGCAGCAAGCGTTGGCTGCGTACTTCGTTAGCCATAAGAGAACTAGTACCTTGAGCTTTGACTTCGAGGTCACCTTTAATCTCTGGGTCATGATCAAATTGCATGTTAAAGGAGAAGTAGCTCTTACCCATTGGTGACAACAGGTAATCGTCTACGTTCTTAATCACTGTACGGATAGATCCGTTAGCAGCTGACATGAGCATGGAGATACCACTAGCTGTCCGACCTACGCCACTGACACCTGTCTGACCGTGTGAGAAGCTAGGGAGACCAGTGGACTCATCAGCTAACACTCGTGCTTTGTCAAACATCTGCATGTTCTCGTTAGACACGTTAGGAAAGGACGTACCAAAGATGGACTGACCAGGAGCACCACCTTGACGAGTAAAGACTTTACCAGGGTAGATGTTCAGGTCTTGACCTGGTTTTAGGTTGGTCTCGTCTACCTCAAAGACTAGGTTACCTGACAATGCAGCGTTATCAACAGCCATACGCATAAAGCCGTTCATGAGGGTCTGTGTGTCATCCATGTTCTCAGCAAGACCTACACCGAAGAAGGAGTAAGGGTTCACTTCATATGGTACAGCATAGTAAGGAATGATCTGTGGGGTAAACGGGTTCATTACAAGACGCAGGACTTGACCATTACATACCCAGATGTTTACGTTAAGCTCACTCGCCTTCTTAAGCTCTTTAGGGATGTCTACATCGTACCCTTCGAGAAGCTCACGGTCTACATAACCCCAGAACTCTATTACTTCGAAGCGTTCAGTTGCTGTTTCTGTACCGTCATCCTCCATAGCCTGCTCCCACCACTTCTTAGTGTAGCTTTCGCCGTACGTCATAGCTAGTTGAACAGCATTCTCACGGAAGAAGGGACGACGCTTAAGGGCTCGCATCTGTGAACGTGACATCTTGTGACGCTCAATGGCATACTCAGCTTCATCCATGTTGTTGGCGTCTGGATCGGGGTAGAAGTTCCACACAGAGACTGCATCACATTGTGGCATAGTCCGAATACGTGGTTTATAGATACCTTCTTCATCCCAGTGAGGATATTCTTTATCTACGGCAAAAGGGCCTTTCATGACACCTGTACCAAACAAAGCACACTCAAATGCAGCAGTACGGAGCTTCTTAGAGGCACCCGACTCCTCCAATTGGTCGTGGATCTTCTTCTCCATCTTCTTAGCTGCGTACATAGCCGGATGAATAGTCATTTCAGTAGCTGTTACGCCTTCACCCTCCTTGAGGGAGCTCATAACTGGCTCTAACTTAGCCTTAAGGGCACCTAAGCGCTCACTAAGCTGCTGTGTAGTCTCTCCAGGCTTCAGTTTAGTCTCTTCTGGGTCTAACTCAGGCTCATCGGCCTTCTGCATCTCTGGATTAGTCTCAAAAGAGACTGCTTCGGCAATACCTTCGGGTAATGTGGTAGGATCAATGGTGATTGGGAACTTGTTATTACCAAATAGGACCTCAACCAGCTGCCCATAGGCTGCAAGTACCTTAGTCTTAGTCACTTTAACAAAGATACGAGACTTCTCGGTAGTTGTAAAGGCTACATCAGGTCCGTATAGTCCCCGGTAGTTGCGATATGCACGTAACCAACGGTCTTCGTCTGCTTTTCGAGACGTTTCAGCCTTAGTAAAGCGTTCGGTCACAAGAGCAGCGACGGTACCAACAGAAGAGTCAGTTGTGTCACCCTCTTTCATATCATCTACAAAGGAAGACTCGGCCTGTTCCATGTTGTGGTCAATCTCGGAGGGGTCTGTATCGAAGTTATCCATGAGTAATCCTTAATAACCGAATGTTTTGTCACTGGCTTGGAAACCTGTGCGTTGTGTGTTGGGGTCGTAGTCCCACAGTGAAGACCGAGGTCTAGTCATAAGACCATAACGTAGTGCGTCATAGCCGTGGTCTATTGAACTTCTAGTATCTACGTCTTCTAGGTTGTTCTTGTCGAGAGGGAGAGCTGGCATATCTGTGATAATATTACGACAGGTGTTAAAGAAGACTAACTTAGGCTCTTGTGTGTAGTCATCTACCTGCAATCTGCGATGTATCTCGTTCTTACCTGCAATACGGGATCCCTTGGAGCGATCGGACGGACGCCAGCGGCATCCCTTCGCAATCATCTGCTCAGCTAGGGAAGGCCCTGTGTCTCCACGCTGGTGCCACAAGGAGCTATCTAGCACTCCGTATCGAATCCCTTCACCTTTCTCTATCTCATTAATCATATCAGCTAAGTCGGAGGCTGTAGTCTTGTTGATGTAGAGTTCTCGGTAGACTACAATCTGTTCTGCTGGGGTTACAGCTAACCAGAGTACCGCAGTCATCGAGCCGTATCCGTAGTCACAAGCTCTGAACTTAGCCCAGCTGTGTGGGATGTCGTACGGTGTAACTACATGCTTAGACGGGACCCACTCAGAGAATGCAGCACCCTCTGATACACTCCAGTCACCTTCTAGGAGCTGCCTACGTTGGTGCTCAGGAAGAGATAGGAGGTTGGCTTCGTACATACCGTCTCCAGCTAGGTACGGATTATCCTTTAGTTTGGCTGGTATGAACCTACGCTTAAACATAGGCTTTCCAACTAGGTCGTTGTCTATGGCAAACACTGAGTTAGCAGGCCACACCAGGACCTCACCAGTCTCTGCGTCCTTAGCCCAGAAAGAGGTGTTGTGTGGGGCAGGATCAATAAACTTCTTCTTAACCCACTGGTGACCTCTACCACCCGGGTTGGTCGTAGCTCTCATGTTTAAGTTTTTACTTAGTTCAGGATCAGCTGAACGTAGACGAGACCTCATGTACTCCCAAGCTTCAGCTGTGGGCCACTGAGTCAACTCATCAAAACCAATCCAGTTAAAAGCCTGACCCTGGTAGCGAGTAAGGTCATCCTCTCTGTCTAGGTAGGACATCCACAAGGATGCACCACTAGGGGCCGTCCATGTCTTCTCCCGTTCGTTAAACTTAATTCCTGGTATAGCCTTAGGGTAGAGTTGTTTGGAAACACTGATAAGTTCTCTCAACTCTTCTGTACTTCTACGAACAAGTAGCTTGTTAGAAGCAGAGTTGTTAAAGTACCTAACAGGGTCTGCAATCATACCGAAGGACTTTCCTCCTCCAGCTGCTCCTCCGTATAGAACCTCTTGCTCATTAGACGATAGGAAGTCTGTCTGTGGACCCTCGTTAGCTTGAAAGATAATCTCACGAGCTTTGTCAATGTCGATTGCCTCGGCCTTAACCTCAGGGTATACCTTACGTATCGGAGTCGAGGGTTCTGGTTCTTTTACCACCAAGACGGTTTTCTTCGAGCTTGCGCGCTTTCTTAGAGGCTTCTTTGTAACGCCTTTCATAGATTCGATAGGCTGAGGCCGCTCGCCTTCTCTGTTCTTCGATGTTGACACGTTTGGTAAGTCCTACATGTGAGATGTATCTACCAGACTGCTCAGAGAGCCACCCAGCTACAACCCGAAGGCTGTACTCTGATAGGTATCTCTTAGCCTGTTCTAACATCTCTAGTTCTGATGGGATAGGGTGAAGGATGTCTTCATCCTCTGGGTCTTGCTCATACCCAAAAGGTATGTGTCTTCCAACACGTACAATAGGGTAGTACTCTCCGTCTAGTCCTCGCTTAGGTATGAACCAAGTCTGGTTAGTTGGGATTTCCTTAAAAGATGGAGCTTGTTTCCTTGCCATCATATATCACGCACAAATAGGTTTGTCAAGCATTAATCTTCACGCTTAGCTGGGAGAATGAACAAGGGCTCACTAGTCGTAACCTCTACCTTCTCAGTCTTAACAAAGCCAGCTCGATCCATAATGTCCTTAGCAGCAGCCATACGTTCTTTAGCTCCTAACATGTCAGAACCCTTTTCAAGGATACTGAACATAGCGTAGGCAGCTTTAGTAGAGCTCTGTGAGATGAACTTACGAGTAAGCTCTGACACCTCCTCAGAGAGCGCTGTAGTGATGCTAGAGGTAGCTACGTTGGGTGAGTACCCGGCTAGTGCTTTAGCCCTTACAGGGTCCCCCTCAGCCTCTTCAAAGAGTACATTGAGAAACGTCTGTTGCATCTCGGTTAGTTCACGTTTTGCCATTAGATATTCCTAGATGGGTTGTAGATATGTTTACCTGATACTGATACATCAAGAGTACCACCTGACTTGAAAGCTAGGATCTTATCTCCTGCGTGGAGGAAGATACGACTTGGACCTAAGGCGTTGTAGGTTAGTCCAGTTAAAATAGAATGAGTTTTAATCAGAAAGGTATACGAGTCAGAGAACTTACGGTAGATCTGTACGTTAGTCGTTATTGTAGCTGCACCGTTTGCAACCATGATCATAGTCACTTCTGCATCATGATGAGCTGGTACAGTGTACACGAGGGTAGCTGCAGCTCCACCAGTCGTAGCCGTGATTGTCTTACTGTCGTAGAAGGTGGTAAAGGTTTCAACAGACATTACTTATTCCTAACCCGAGCCGTCTTCTTAGCTATCTTCTTTGGTTGTGCAACATGCTGCTTACCAGCCTTGGTGCCTTTACGCTTAGCAGCTGAGGTCTTAGCGTACTCTTCCTTAGTCAAGGCAGCTCGTGCCTCTTTGGGTAGGTACCGTTCACCGGTGGCCTTCTTTCCTTGAGTAGAGTTCTTACCAGACTTGGTACCCCACTCCTCCTTAGTCCACTTCTTAAGACTTCTTTGACTTTTTGACAGCGCCATTAGATTTAGCCTTTGCAGTTTTACTTAGGTCCTTGGAGTGGTACAACTTCTTAGCAGTCTTAGACATTGCTGCTCCTGTCATAACAGTTCCGTCTGGATGCTTGTGGGTCTTTCCTTTGTGCAAGGTACCGTCCCGTAGGTAATGATTAACACCTTTCATTACTTGTATCCTCCTC